CATTCAGCAAGATGCTTTCAACTATGGAATTAATTTTCATGCAAAGTGATTTTGTGGCAAACACTGACACAGGCAAGCTGAGCAAATTACTTATCATGTTGACCCGATCCACAGAAGTACGAAAGGTTATTGCAAGAAAGATTGCAAACTACTACGAAGGATTGAAGACCACTGTCTACACTGAGAGCGCAATATCAATGAAGTATCGAGGGGTTTACGAATTGGAGCGCAGAGATAAAGGAAAGCTGATGTACGTTGGCAAATTTACAAATCAAACATTAAAACAAATCTATTCATTATGGCTGGACAAGAATTACAGAAAGAAGTAACCGAAAAGAACGTTGACGAAATCAGGGAAAAGCTGACTGACATCAACATTTTAATTGCTCCCTACAAATTGGCTTATGTCAGTCCTACAGGTGATTGCCTTTCACTACAGAAAAATGCTCACTTCATGGACAAAGGTACATTGGACAAATTGGTTGACAATGTATCGAATGACGGCTTTCTATCTCAATTGCCTTTTGGTATGAAACAGAATGCAGACGGAAAGTACTTGATTTTATCAGGTAATCACAGGCTCAAAGCTTCTATAAAGGCACATCTCGAATACATCTTAATCTTATACATTGACGAGGTAGATAAGGACACACAGCTTGCTTATCAGCTTTCTCATAATGCTTTGGTTGGTAAGGATGACGTACAGATGTTGCAAGATATTTACGCAGAGATGAAAACCATTGAATCTAAAGAGTTTTCAGGATTGAACGGCTTACAGTTCGTTGATATTGAAAAGCTGCAGATTGCTTCTATTGGTGATGCTGACATTGAACTTACAGAGATGAAGTTCTTATTTATTGAGAATAAGACCAACGATGTAAAGCGTGTCCTCGCTGAACTTGAATCGCAAAAGCTTGGTGAGAATTGCAATATCGTTGTAGGTTCATTTGAAGAGTTCATTAAGACAATGACTGAGGTTAAGAAGGCTTACAACATTAAAAGTAATACAGTTGCATTTGGTCGAATGATTGACATTTGCAATGAGCAACTACAACTTATTAAAGCACAAGAAAACTAATGAGAACAGGAAGACCGAAAGAAGATATTTATCAGAAGTATGTCGCAGGACATGAAGAAACGATTACTTCTGATTGTAGGAATGGAGCAGACAACGCAGGGTTAGCGTTACGGCTTGGGTGTGGACTTACTACACTCAAAAGGCTTATAAGAGATTACCCTGAGTTTAAAAAGTTGGTGAGAATAAACAAATACGATGCTGACTTAAAAGTTGAATCTTCACTTTATAACAGAGCTTTAGGCTATGAAGTTGAAGAAACAACTACCAAAGTTATTGTGAACAAAGACGGTACAGGTACGACCACCGAAGTGAGTAAGACTAAGAAGCATATCGTTGCTGATACGACCGCCTGTATATTTTGGATGAAGAATAGAAAACCCGAAGAGTGGAGAGAGAAACAAGAAGTTGAAGTTTCCGGCAACCCATTTGAAGAATTAATGAAAGCTGCAACTGCTAAATAATGGCTAAGAAAACGAATGATAAAAAAGCAAAAGATGATGAAGCAAAAATCATTCTATTCAAGTCGTGGCAAAATGATTGGAATAAATTTGTACGTGAAGTCCTGAAAGCCCGATTAGATAAGGAACAACAGGAGATTATCAGCTCAGTACAACACAACCCAATGACAACAGTGGCAAGCGGAACGGCAAGAGGTAAAGACTTTGTTGCAGCATGTGCCTGTTTATGTTTCTTTTACCTTACCCCTAAATGGAATGAAGACGGCAATCTGATTGAGAATACAAAAGTTGCAATGACAGCCCCAACAGGTAGACAGGTTACTAATATCATGGTTCCCGAAGTTAGAAGACTTTTGAGAAATGCGGGTTGCCTTCCTGGGCGTGTAGTTGCCGGAGATATTAGAACAGACTATGAAGAGTGGTTTTTGACAGGATTTAAGGCTGATGATAATAATGCAGAAGCATGGTCCGGTTTCCACGCAGTAAACACAATGTTCGCAGTAACGGAAGCAACAGGCATTTCAGAGTTGACCTACTCGGCCATTGAAGGGAACTTGCAAGGTAATTCAAGATTACTACTTGTATTCAATCCTAACATTACGACAGGCTATGCAGCTAAAAGCATGAAGTCAGCACGTTTTAAAAAGTTTAGATTAAATTCATTACATGCTGAAAATGTAGTCAATAAGAAAGTAACAATCACAGGGCAGGTCGATTACAATTGGATAAAAGATAAGGTTGAGAGTTGGTGTTCACCTATCTCTGAAAGTGAATTGAATGAGGGTGAAGGAGATTTCCACTTTGAAAAAAAGGTTTACCGACCAAATGATTTATTCAGAGTAAAGGTTTTGGGAATGTTCCCTAGAATATCGGAAGACAACCTTATCCCTTACGAATGGATTGCTTTAGCAAATGAACGTTGGCAGCTTTACAAAGATACAGGTTCGTTCCCAAATGTTCCTGTTCGGATTGGTGTTGACGTTGCAGGAATGGGTAGAGATGAAAGTGTTCTTTGCCATCGGTTTGATAATTATGTAGACAGATTTGATTCGCACCAATCAGCAGGAAAAGCCGACCACATGCACGTTGCAGGGATGTTGGTTGCTCCACTTGGGAAAAAGGGTACTTATGCCTTTATTGATACCATCGGAGAGGGTGCAGGTGTTTTCTCTAGGCTTATCGAATTAGGTTTATTCAATGCTGTTTCGTGTAAGTTTTCAGAAGGAGCAAACGACATGAACGACATTACAGGAGTTTACACATTTGCCAACATGAGAGCGTATTTATATTGGTGTGTAAGGGATTGGCTCGACCCAAAGAATAAGTTTCTACCATGCTTGCCACCATGCGACAAACTGACTGAGGAAGCCACAGAGATAAAGTGGAAATTTCAAAGCAACGGCTCTATTATCATTGAACCGAAAGAAGACATCAAAAAAAGAATAAAGCGATCCACCGATTATTTCGACCCGCTTGCAAATACTTTTTATCCTACCGGCTTAGGATTGCAAATGTCAGATGACGATTTACTAGCAGACTTATTATAAAAACTAATCATATGAAAAAAGAAAAGAAATTGCCCAAAGCTGTAGAAACTACAACCGTTGCGAATGCTGTATCTTACCTTAAATCAGCCATTAGTGGTGGCTCTGAGATAACAGGTAATTTGGCTATAAATGAAGTTGAACCAACCGAAAACAAAGTTCGTGCTGTTGCATATCTAAAACAGGCATTCAAGCCCGAACCGATTTGTTATTCAAACCGTCCTAACGAAAACGGTGAATGTAGAAACTGTAAGAAAATTCATATCACTAAATAAAAATTATGACTCTAATCGAGATTTTTACAAAAGACCGGGATATTGCGAAAATAATTGCAGACCTGAAAGTAAAGACTGTAATTGTTCGGTCATGGGCTAACTCTTCAAAAGAGTACGACCCAACACGCCACGAGATTGTAACAAACAAAACCTTACGTCCTGATAAGCGCAGAGCTAACGGTAAAATAGACAAGGTTGCTCGTATTACTTACGGATTGCAAAAGCTATCAGTAAAACGAATGACACAAATGGCTTTCTCTATCCCTGTAAAGAGAGTATATGTCACAGGTACAGACAAGACCAAAATCGAACAATCAAAGGCGATTGAAGCAATCTACAAGGAAGCCCGAATAAATGCCGTAAACAGCAAGAGAATGCATGCTTATTTTGCAGCTTGCGAAATTGCTACTATTTGGTATGTTGTCCCTACAGAAGTGCATAACCTTTACGGATTTGAAACAAAGTGGAAACTACGTTGTCGGTCTTACTCACCAATGGAAGAGAAGTTTTCGAGAATTGAACAGTCTTCAATATATCCATTGAAAGACCGTTTCGGTGATTTGATTGCACTTAGTTTTGAGTACGTTATCACCGAAGACAATAAAGAAGTAACCTATTTTGAAACCTATACTAAAACTGCAAAGTTTGTTTGGAAACAAATTGACGGTGAATGGTCGGAAGTTTCAGACCCTTCGCTAATTTCAATCGAGAAAATACCTGCAGGTTACATGTCCCGCCCAATCCCTATTTGGGAAGACTCAACTACATCTACACAGGAAATTGAGTTTACACTTTCGAGAAGTAGCGATATTATCAAGAAAAACGCTGCTCCGATACTTGTTGTTGAGGGTGACTTAATTGGTGAGTCTAAAGTTCCCGAAGGTACATTGGCAAGAGAAGTGTATCAAATAAAGGGTGCAGGTAGTGTGAAGTATGCAACTTGGGAACAACAGATTGAAGCGCAAAAGTTCCACATATCAACTCTAAAACAGAACGTTGAAGAGGAATTACAGTTACCTAACTTGTCAATGGAAAACATGAAAGGTCTTGGAGCAATAAGCGGTGAAGCCCGAAAAACCCTATTGACAGAAGCCCATTTGAAAGTTGGTGACGAAAGCGGTGATATTATCGAAATGCTTGAAAGAGAGTTCAATGTAATAAAGGCTTTTGTTGGTCAAATGAATAAGGCTTGGGTAAGCTCAATCGGAGAGCTAAAGGCTGAACACATTATAACTCCATTCATTCAGAATGACGAACAGGCAACCATTGACAAGCTTTCAAAGGCTACAGGTGGCAAAGCAATGCTTTCAAGAAAAGAAGCTGTAAATATATTGGATTGGGTCGATGACAAAGAAGCTGAAATTGCACAATTGGATTTAGAGGAACAACAGTCAAATTCAGTCGATGCGTTCCCAACATCTAAGTAATGGAAGAAGCAATATTTAAACTACTCAACAGGTTGGCCGGAGAGAAACGGTCAGCCTGTAAGTTTCCAACCTACACAACGAAGCTTGAAATTGATAACGCTGTTTCGGATGCCTTAAACAAACTCTATTCAGATGGTCGGATAAAGGTTGGAGATACAGCAAATGGCAAATGGATAGAAGTTATTTGATTTTGCTTTACAAATGCACTATCCGACAGCTCGCAAAAACAATAAAAAAGCAAATAGCTGCTCACTAAAATAATCAAAATGACAAATGCAAATAGTAATGAAGTAAGTAATGAATTGAATTATTGGGCTAAAATGGAGATTTGTCATTTGCCTTTTGCTATGCAAGACTTGGCTAGATTCTGTTTGGGTGATTACATAGCTGCAGGAATGAGCCGAATGGTGTTTGATTGGAAATTTACTCCAAATACTGTTGTTAAGTTTTGCAAGGCTGAGGATTGTCAATCTAATTGGAATGAGTATTCTGTTTGGCAAACTGTAAAAGATACCAAAAATGCAAAGTGGTTTTGTCCTGTAATAGACATCAGCCCATGTGGTCGATTCTTACTAATGGAAAAAGCTCGTACGATAACTACAGAAGACAAGCTTCCGAAGAAACTACCAAACTTCTTTACAGACATTCACACAGGGAATTTCGGGTATATTGAAGACAGATTCGTTTGTATAGACTATCAGTTTATTTCCCGTTCAATAGATTTATCATTTTGTACGCAAAAGCAATCAGTAAATTGGG